CCTCGTCATGGTAAGTCCCAACTTGTATCTATATTCTACCCCGCGTGGTATCTAGGACGTAACCCTAATAAAAAGGTTATGATGGTATCGCATACTACCGATTTGGCGGTAGACTTCGGACGTAAGGTACGTAATATCTTAGCTAGTGAAGCCTACTCAGATATTTTCCCGACAGTAAAACTTGCAAGTGACTCTAAATCAGCCGGACGGTGGAACACAAACATGGGTGGTGAGTATTACGCCTGTGGTGTTGGTTCCGCATTGGCTGGTCGTGGTGCCCACTTACTATTAGTAGATGATCCGCACTCTGAGCAAGACGTTATTAATGGTAACTTTGTGGTGTTTGAGAAGGCATATGAGTGGTTTACATTTGGTGCTCGTACTCGCCTTATGCCCGGAGGTAGTGTAGCTATTATCCAAACTAGATGGCATATGGACGACCTGACGGGCCGTGTAGTTAAAGATATGACTCAAAATGAGCGAGCTGACCAGTATGAGGTCATAGAATTCCCTGCAATATTAGATGTAGATGATAAAGAAACAGGTAAACCCATACAAAAACCCCTATGGCCTGAGTTTTTTGATCTTGAAGCCCTACTACGTACCAAGGCATCCATGCCTACGTTCCAGTGGAACGCTCAATATCAACAACAACCCACCGCAGAAGAGGCAGCACTGGTCAAACGAGAGTGGTGGAACGAGTGGGATGCAGAGCGGCCACCCGCCTGTGAGTATATAATTATGTCCCTTGACTCCGCAGCCGAAAAACACAACCGTGCTGACTTTACAGCACTTACTACGTGGGGGGTGTTTCTTAATGAGGAGACTTCGGCGTATAATATAATCTTGCTTAATAGTATAAAAGAGCGTATGGAGTTCCACGAGCTAAAAGAACTAGCTATGGATCAGTATATGGAATGGGAACCAGACGCCTTTATAGTAGAGAAAAAGAGTTCTGGGGTAGCGTTATACCAAGAAATGCGTCGTATGGGCTTACTTGTACAAGAATATACCCCCCATAGAGGTTCTGGTGATAAACTAGCACGTCTAAACTCTGTGTCTGATATCGTGCAATCTGGCTTAGTATGGGTTCCACAGACTAGATGGGCAGAGGAAGTAGTAGAAGAGATCGCTGGGTTTCCCTTTATGAGCCATGACGATCTAGTGGATTCCACAGTTATGGCACTTATGCGGTTCAGACAAGGCGGATTTATACGACTACCCACTGATGAGCCAGAAGAAATTAAATACTTTAAACATCGCGGTAGCGGGTTTTATTAAGAGGTTACAAAATGGCAATTGAGAAAGGTATCTACGCCGCACCAGAAGGCATAGAAGACGTAGAAGTAGAGAAAGTCGCAGGCGAGAAAGAACTAGAAATAGAAATAGTTGACCCTGAGATGGTTACTTTATCCGACGGAAGTATGGAGATAACACTGATTCCGGGCGGGGACGAGTCTGATCTACTAGGTTTTGACGCTAATTTGGCAGAAGCTATAGACGAAGGATACCTAAACGAGCTAGCAGGTGACCTAATAGGTATGGTAGATGGAGACGTAGATAGCCGAAAAGACTGGGCTGATACCTACGTTAAGGGTCTTGATATACTAGGATTTAAGTACGAAGAGCGTACAACTCCTTGGCAGGGCGCTTGTGGCGTAAACTCTACTGTTTTATCTGAAGCTGCAATCCGTTTCCAAGCAGAGACTATGAGTGAGACTTTCCCTGCTGCTGGCCCCGTAAAGGTTAAAGTATTAGGTAAAGAGACTAAAGATAAGTTAGAAGCAGCAGAGCGTGTCAAAGCAGACATGAACTACGAGCTTACTGAGAACATGGTTGAATATCGCCCAGAACATGAGCGTATGCTATATAGCCTAGGACTAGCAGGATCAGCGTTTAAGAAGGTTTACTTTGACCCTAATATGGGAAGACAAGCAGCCATCTACATCCCAGCAGAAGACGTTATAGTGCCTTATGGCGCATCTAATATTGAGTCTGCCGAGCGTGTTACCCATGTAATGCGTAAGACCAAGAACGAAGTCATGCGGTTACAGGCTAGTGGGTTTTACACAGATATAGAATTAGGTGACCCTGCTCCTTTCCATACAGATATTGAGGAAAAGAAAGCCGAAGAAGGTGGGTATGACATTACTGACGATGATCGATATACGATATACGAGATCCACGCAGATCTTATTATTGAAGGTATAGATGATGAAGATGGGCTAGCAAAACCTTATATATTTACAATCGAGCGCGGCACTGAAAACGTACTGGCTATACGTCGTAATTGGGACGAAGAAGATATGCTTAATATGAAGCGTCAACACTTCGTACATTACGTATATGTCCCCGGATTTGGGTTCTACGGCCTTGGACTTATCCATATAGTAGGGGGGTACGCTAAAGCAGGAACGTCGATTATACGACAATTGGTGGACGCTGGTACCTTATCTAACCTACCGGGAGGATTAAAGTCTAGAGGGTTACGTATTAAAGGTGACGACTCTCCTATAGAACCGGGTGAATTTAAAGACGTTGATGTGCCATCAGGCAGCATCCGTGAAAACATAATGCCTCTCCCTTATAAGGAGCCAAGCCAAACCTTACTAGCATTGTTAAACCAGATCACTACTGAAGGCCGTCGTTTAGGCGCTATCAGTGATATGAACATATCTGATATGTCTGCGAATGCACCTGTAGGAACTACGTTAGCCCTACTAGAACGCACTCTAAAACCTATGGCCGCAGTACAGGCGCGTGTTCACTATGCTATGAAGTTAGAGTTTAAGATGCTCAAGGCTATCATGGCTGAGGAAGCGTCCGTAGAATACGATTATATGCCTAATAGAGGCGAAGTAGCAGCACGACAGTCTGACTACGCTATGGTCGATGTAATCCCTGTAAGTGACCCTAACAGCTCTACAATGGCACAGCGAGTAGTACAGTACCAAGCAGTGTTACAGATGTCACAACAGGCGCCACAGATATACAACCTACCACAATTACACCGGCAGATGATTGAAGTGCTCGGCGTCAAAAACGCTGACAAGCTAGTCCCTACGGAAGATGATATTAGACCTACTGACCCCGTAAGCGAAAATATGAACGTGCTAACAGGTACCCCCATAAAAGCGTTTATAAACCAAGACCACGAAGCCCATATAATGGCTCATCAGTCGTTTATGCAAGATCCTATGGTTGCTCAAACCATCGGTCAGAACCCGCAGGCACAACAGATTATGGCTGCATTGCAAGCACACCTAGCGGAGCATATAGGGTTTAGATACCGTAAGCAGTTGGAAGATAAGCTGGGCGTTGCTCTGCCACCACCTAATGAGGAGCTACCTGAAGAGATTGAAGTTCAGTTGTCTAGGCTCATATCAGAAGGCGGTAAGCAACTTACACAGCAGCATCAACAGGAAGCCGCGCAGAAACAAGCGCAGCAAAAACAGCAAGATCCTATAGTCCAGCTACAGCAAGCGGAACTACAGGTCAAGCAGCAAGAAGTACAACGTAAAGCTCAAAAAGATCAAGCTGATATACAGCTAAAACAAGCAGAGTTACAGCGTAAAACACAGAAAGATCAAGCTGATGTAACGATAGATCAGCAACAACTCGAAATAGAAAGACAAGAGTTGGAAATAGATGCTCAGAAAGCTGGAGCTAAACTAGCTGCCGACAGAAGGACAGCTAACACCAAACTCGACCTTGACTTAATGAAAGCAACTAGTGAGGTCGATCGCAAACGTAAGGAATAAATCATGGCTAAAACCGTCTTTGACGTGCTAAAAAATAAAATCGAGGATGACATGTCCTCTGCAACAGAATTTCTAGGTAATGGTGGGGCTAAAGACTTCGCTCAATACAAAGAAATAACAGGAATGCTACGAGGTCTCACTTCCTGTCTGAATCATGTAAATGACCTCTCGCGTAATTATATGGAAGAAGATAATGACTGATTTGAATATAGTACCTAAAGAAGCGGAAAATGACGCAGAGCTTGATCTACAAATACCCACTCCCGTGGGATATCGTATCTTAGTAGCCATGCCGGAAGTAGAAGATACGTACGGTGAAAGTGGCATAATTAAGTCTAGTAAGGATATGCACCAAGAATACATTATGTCTACTATCGGGGTTGTACTTGATATGGGTAAACAATCGTATTCTGATAAAGAGCGTTTTCCTACTGGCCCTTGGTGTAAGACAGGCGACTACGTAATGTTCCGTGCCAATACTGGTACGCGTTTTAAAGTAGGTGGTGTTGAATATCGTTTAATGAACGACGACTCAATTGAAGCAGTAGTAAACGATCCTCGTGGCGTTACACGAGTGTGAGGAGTAGATAATGGGATTTGAAAAAGTAGAGTACACCTTTCCTGACGAACAAGAGGAAAAGGATATAGAGATAGAAAACTCTAGTGCTATAGAAATTGATATATCTGGTAAATCAGAACCAGAGGAAAAACCAGCTAAAGAAGAAAAGCCTGCTAAAGAAGACGTGGAGCTTGAAATTGTAGATGACACGCCGAAAGCAGATAGAGGGCGTAAAGCATCTAAACCTCCTGAAGACCTTACTGATGAAGAGTTAGAAGATTATTCAGATAAGGTACGTAAAAGAATACAGCACTTCAGTAAAGGCTATCACGATGAGCGTCGGGCTAAAGAAGCAGCACACCGTGAACGAGTAGAGTTTGAGAATTACGCGAAATCACTTGTTGAGGAGAATAACAAGCTAAAGAGTAGTGTTGAAAAAAATCAAGCAGCTTTACTGGAGCAAGCTAAAAAGAACTCAGCGATAGAAGTGCTATCTGCAAAGCGGGCATACAAACGAGCGTATGAAGCAGGAAATGCAGATAAATTATTGGACGCACAAGAAAAGCTAACAAATGCTAAGATAAAGGCGGATAAATTAGGTGATTTTGAACCGGAGTCTTTACAACAAGCTGAGATTCCTGTACAAATACCACAAGAAGCTCCTATTCAGGTAGATACCAAAGCGTCCGATTGGGCAAATGAAAATTCTTGGTTCGGTTCTGATGACGAGATGACAGCTTATGCTATGGGTGTACACAGTAAGCTGGTTAAGCAAGGTGTGGACACCGCTAGTGATGAATACTACGAGACTATTAATTCTCGTATGCGAAATACCTTCCCCGAAGAGTTTGGGGAAACTGAAGAGTTAGAGGAAAAACCGAGTAAGCGACAGTCTAATGTGGTTGCCCCCGCTACGCGGAGCACAGCACCCAAAAAGGTGCGATTAACGCAGACACAGGTGGCTATTGCTAAGAAACTTGGGGTACCCCTTGACTTATACGCCAAAAAGGTTGCAGAAGAGATGAGGAAAGTATGATGGCTGAGAACAGAATTAAACGTGAAGAAGTCACCCGTGAAAAAACGGCCCGTAAATCAGCTTGGACTAGGCCAGAAGTATTACCTTCACCTAACCCTGAGCAGGGCTACGCATTTCGTTGGATTCGTGTAAGCACGCAAGGTAACGTAGACGCCACTAATGTGTCCTCAAAACTACGCGAAGGTTGGGAGCCAGTAAAGGCATCGGATCACCCAGAGATTACTCTTGTATCTATAGAGAACGAAAAGTTCAAAGATAACTTGATAATTGGTGGGTTGATGCTATGTAAAGCTCCTGTTGAAATGGTTGATGAGCGTAATACTTATTATAATGATCAAAGTAAAGCGCAGATGCAATCAGTTGATAACAGCCTTATGCGAGAAAACGACCCTAGAATGCCATTGTTTAACGATCGTAGATCGAAAGTTACCTTTGGTAGCGGGTCATAACTAAACTATTTTATAGGTGAAATAAATGGCAACTACAGCCTCTCCATACGGGTTTGTTCCCGTACGTAAAGCTGACGGTACACCTTACGCTGGTGCCCGTGACGCTTTTCTTATTACTCCTGCTGGCGTAGCTCAGAACATCGGCTATGGTTCTATTGTTGAGCTAAACGCAGGATATGTCCAACTAGCTTCTGGCACTGGTGCAGATGCAACTACTAACAACCTTGGCGGCAGCAGTATTGGTGCTCTGGGTGTGTTCGTTGGTTGTGAATACATCAACGCTGAAGGTCAGTTGATCTTTGCTCAGTACTACCCTTCAGGCACTGCTAACGCTACTGCTTATGTAGTAACTGATCCGGGTGTAACTTTCCAAGTACAAGCTGATGGCGCTATTGCTCAGACTGCTCTTGGACATAATGCTCCTTTGACTGGCGCACAGAATGCAACTACTTCTGTAAACACCTCCACTGGCAAGTCTAACATTGCGTTGGACGCTACTACTGCTACTGCAACTAAAGCGTTCAAAGTAATCGGCTTTGTAACTAAGCCCGGTTCTGCCATTGGCGACGCTAAGACTGATGTCTTGGTTAAATTTAACCTACCGTACCATCAAATGGGTACCGGCATCGTAGGAGAATAACTAGATGGCTATTTCAAGAAGTCAATTACTTAAAGAGCTACTCCCCGGACTAAACGCATTATTCGGTCTAGAGTACGCGAAATATGGTGAAGAGCATAAAGAGATTTTCGAGACTGAAACCTCTGACCGTTCTTTTGAAGAAGAAACTAAACTGTCTGGTTTTGGCTCTGCCCCAACTAAGGCGGAAGGTTCTGCAATCGAGTATGATAACGCGCAGGAAGCATGGAGCGCACGTTATACGCACGAAACTGTTGCAATGGGGTTCTCAATCACTGAAGAAGCGATTGAAGATAACTTGTATGACTCTCTGTCATCTCGTTACACCAAAGCACTGGCTCGCGCTATGGCTTACACTAAGCAAGTTAAAGCGTCAGATATTTTGAACAATGCTTTTGCTGCTGGCACCACTTACGGTGACGGGCAATCTCTATGTTCAACAGCGCACCCACTTGTTTCTGGTGGAACTAACTCTAACCGCCCTGCGGTTGCGGCTGACCTTAACGAAACTTCTTTGGAAGCAGCTATCATTCAGATCGCTGGCTACACCGACGAGCGTGGTCTTTTGATCGCGGCCAAGCCTAAGAAGCTAGTTATCCCACCTTCCTTGCAGTTTGTTGCAACTCGTTTGCTTGAGACTGAAGGACGCGTAGGAACTGCTGACAACGACATCAACGCCATTATGACTAACGGCGCAGTACCCGGCGGATATGCAGTCAATCATTATCTGACTGACACTGACGCGTGGTTCTTGATGACTGATGTACCTAACGGTTTGAAGCACTTTGTTCGTAGCCCAATGGCTACTTCTATGGATGCGGACTTCGATACCGGCAACAGCCGTTACAAGGCTCGTGAGCGTTATTCGTTTGGCGTTTCCGATCCACTGGGTATCTTCGGATCACCCGGCGCTTAATAGCGTAGTAACATGCTGTACTAAGGGGGCTTCGGCCCCCTTTTTTATGTTTGACTTATAACCACACACTGTGATATGTTTCTATACATCGGGAAACAATCCGGTGAATCTGACAGACCCGACTGACGACATGTAGACAGATTTGCTTTAACTCACATGTGAGAACTTTATAATGGCTCAGACAACTTTTTCAGGCCCAGTCCGTTCGGACAATGGCTTTCAAATCCCCGTAGTAACTACTGCCAATCTTCCAGCTTTTGCTGATGTAGCTGTAGGTACTGCATATATGGTTAGTGACAATGGTGGCGGCAACAACGAATACTGCATTGTTATTAACACTGGCGCTGCTTGGGTAACTGCTGTAGGTGCGGCTCTTAGCTAATAGGAGGCATTTATGTCTAGTTCTGATGTTTCCGCAAAGCGGGTTACTGGAGCAGGTTCACTAGCGGTAGGGCCAGCACGCGTACGACAAGTGCAAGTGCTTACTAATACTACTGGCGCAGGTCGGCTTACTATAACCGATGGTAGTGGTGGGTCTACTCTTTTAGATATTGATTTTGAAGCAAATGACTCTCATTCCGTTAACATACCCGACTATGGTGTACGTTTTCAGAGTGATGTTTTCATCACCACATTAACCAATATTACTGCTATGACAGTGTTTTATAGCTAATGCGTAAGTACTATAAAAGAGGCGGTGGAGTGGGCATGAAAGGTATGTCCATTAAAAGTGGGGATAAACGCCCCACTAAATCTGGCGCGGGTATGACCGCTAAAGGCGTAGCTAAGTACAGAAAAAATAATCCCGGTTCTAAATTAAAGACCGCGGTTACCGAGGATAAACCAACTGGTAAGCGGGCGAGTAGGCGTAAGTCCTATTGCGCTCGTTCTGCCGGACAAATGAAGAAGTTTCCTAAAGCGGCTAAAGACCCTAATTCAAGGTTACGTCAAGCTAGGAAACGATGGAAGTGTTAGGAGAATAACATGGCAGAATCAACTAAAGACTTAGTTGCAAAACGCGACATGCAACTTAGGATGTTTGACAGCATGGAAGAGAACGGAAAAAATAAGGGCAAAAAAGGACAAAAAAATAAAAAAGCTCCTAAACCTGTCCAAGGCGCAGGTAATATGCCTTTAGATGATGAGCAAGCTGCTAAACAAGTAGATTTTTTGAAGTCTAAGAATAAGGAGAAAGAAGTGAAAAAAATGAACAGAGGTGGCATGGCACGGAAAATGATTACCGAAGCGAATGTACCAGAGTCTGGCCCTACAAAACCTATGACAGGTGGCCCACAGCCTAAGAGAAAGAAACGTGCTCCAATGGGTATGGATCAAGGCAGTGGTGGCGCTATGCCACGTATGAAGAAAGGCGGTAAGGTTCGTGGCTGCGGTATGGCTCGTGGTGGTAGAGTCTGCAAAATGGTCAAGATGAAAGGTGCGTAATGCGACGCTACTACAGGAATAGCGACTGCGGTTGCGGCAATAAGCCCCGAAAGATGAAAGAGGGGGGCACTGTAAAAGATGCGTGCTACCACAAAGTAAAGAAGCAATATAAAGTGTTCCCGTCTGCTTACGCGTCGGGAGCTATTGCTAAATGCCGGAAGAAAAAGGCTGGTAAGTAATGCGTACGTATTACAAGTCTGGTGGCAAAATACGTAAGACAGCCAAAGGAGCCGCATTAAAGCGTTGGTTCAAAGAGGACTGGAAAGACGTTAAAACCGGTAAGGCTTGTGGTAGAAAGAAAGGAGATGGTAGAGGAACACCTTACTGCCGCCCTAGCAAACGGGTATCTGAGAAGACTCCTAAGACCTCTGGCGAAATGTCTAGCGCCGAGAAGAAAAAGAAGGTAGCCGAAAAGAAAAGACTAGGTCAACCAGCAGGCAAGCCTAGACGAGTATCAGCTACTAAGCGGAGAAAGAAATAATGGCTACATCAGGAACTACAGCGTTTAATATGGACTTCACAGAGATCGCTGAAGAAGCGTTCGAGCGTGCGGGACGGGAAATGCGCTCTGGGTATGATCTCCGCACTGCCAGACGATCTATGAACTTACTTACTATAGAGTGGCAGAATCGTGGTATTAACATGTGGACTATTGATGAAGGCACTATTAATTTAGTTAAAGGCCAAACTCAGTATGATTTACCCGCAGATACTATTGACTTGTTAGAGCATCAAATACGTACAGGTAGTGGAAATACAGCTACGCAGAGTGACCTTACTATAAGTCGTATTAGTGTAAGTACCTATGCATCTATACCTAATAAGTTAACACAAGGTAGGCCTATACAGATGTACATTGAGCGTTTACGCGATGCCCCTAAAGTAAACATATGGCCTATACCCGATAACAACGACTATGTCCTATATTATTGGCGGATGCGTAGAATACAGGACGCTGGCACGGGTGTAGACACCGCAGATATGAATTTTAGGTTCTTTCCTTGTTTAGTAGCTGGACTAGCTTACTATATAGCTATGAAGTTACCTGAAATGGTAGATAGAGTACCTATGCTAAAGGCTGTGTACGATGAACAATTTGAGATGGCCGCAGGAGAAGATAGAGAAAAAACCTCAGCTAGGTTTGCTCCGCGTATAGGGTATGTATAATTATGGGGACGCAGTTTGCATCAAACAATAAGGCTATTTCGTACTGCGATGTATGTGGATTTCAGTATAAATTACGAGAACTGCGCAACCTAATAGTTAAGAATAGAGATACTAACATAAAGGCTTGTCCCGAATGTTGGAATGAAGACCAGCCACAAAATATGCTGGGTGAGTTTCCTGTATACGATCCGCAAGCATTGCGTGATCCACGACCAGACCAGAGTCTAGGTGAGTCAGGAAACAATAGTAGTAGGGATATACAGTGGGGTTGGAATCCTGTAGGTGGAGGAATTGATCCTTTTGAATTAACCCCCAATGTATTGTTAATAACTGGTAGTATAGGACAAGTTACTGTAACTACCTCATAGGAGCATTAATATGCCAAAAGTAGGAAATAAAGAATTCCCGTATACCGATGCAGGGAAAAAAGCGGCCAAGAAAGAATCTAAGAAAACTGGTAAGTCTATGACTAACGCCTATTCTAAGGGTGGTAAAGTAAAAATCCGCGGGACTGGAGCAGCTACTAAAGGGCTATATGCTCGCGGCCCGATGGCATAAATATGAATTACACGGAACTGAAAGCTAATATCCAAGACATATGTGAGAACACGTTCACAGATGATCAACTTGCTATGTTTACGCAACAGGCAGAGCAGAAGATATATAACTCAGTTCAGATACCCGCACTACGTAAAAATGTTACGGGGACACTAACAAATGGTAATAAATATGTAGGTGCGCCAACTGATTTTTTATGGTCGTACTCTCTTGCAGTTGTGGATAGTAGTGGTAACTATACTTACCTACTTAATAAGGATGTCAATTTTATACGTGAGGCATACCCTAATCCTACAAGTACGGGGTTACCTAAACATTACGCATATTTTGATGATGACTCCTTTATAGTTGGCCCAACTCCAGATGCGGCATATGCTATGGAGCTTCATTACGGGTATTATCCTCAGTCTATAGTTACCGCAGGTACTACATGGCTAGGAAATGAGTTTGACTCTGCGTTGTTAAATGGCGCGTTAGTAGAAGCAGTTCGATTTATGAAAGGCGAACCAGACATTGTAGCCAATTATGATAAGATGTTCGGGTTATCTATAGGGTTATTAAAGAATCTCGGTGACGGTAAGTTACGCGAAGATACATATCGTTCTGGACAATTCAGAACACCAGTTAGTTGAGGAACTAAAAAATGGCAATATCACAAGCAATGTGTACTTCTTTTAAGGTCGCTCTTTTAGACGGAGAGATGGATTTTAGTAGTAACACATCACAAACTTTTAAAATAGCACTATATACGTCTAGCGCAACTTTAAGTGCCGCTACTACTGCGTACGCTACTACTAATGAAGTGTCGGGTACAAATTACACTGCGGGAGGAAATACACTTACTATTTCTGCTAGTCCTGCATCGTCTGGTACCACAGCATTCTTAGATTTTGCGGACACCACATGGACTGATGCTACTATCACTGCTAGAGGCGCTCTAATATACAAGTCAGGTGGCAGTAACCCAGCAGTTGCAGTACTAGATTTTGGTGGAGATAAAACATCTACAGCGGGTGACTTTACTGTTCAATTTCCCGCGGCAGATGCGACAAACGCTATTGTGCGTATTGCTACTCCATAAGGTAGTTAAATGCCATCTTCAGTAGAGTACGTAGGTTGGGGAAGTGCCGCTTGGGGCCAAACGGCTTGGGGTACAGACTTAACTATAGTATCAGTAGATGGCGTTGCCGCAGAAGGAGTTATTGGTACTGTATTACCTGACGCGGAAGCAAATACTTCTGTAACAGGTGTAGACGCTGCTGGAGGTATTGGCACAGCTACTATTGACGCTGAATCAGATGTTATGGTTACCAGCGTAGCTGGAGCTGCCGCAGTCGGTACAGTTACCATAGATGCCGAAGCGGATATAGCATTAACAGGTGTAGAAGCTGACGGAGCTGTAGGAACATTAACAGCTACAGGTATAGCAAACCTAACAGTAACAGGTGTAGAAGCTGACGGAGCTGTAGGCACTTTAACAGTAGATGCTGAAGCGGATATAGCATTAACAGGTGTAGAAGCTGACGGAGCTGTAGGAACATTAACAGTAGATGCCGAAGCGGATATAGCGTTAACAGGTGTAGAAGCTGACGGAGCTGTAGGCACTTTAACAGTAGATGCTGAAGCTGACGTAACAGTAACCGGTGTAGAAGCTGATGGAGCTGTAGGTACTCTAACAGTAGATGCCGAAGCTGACGTAACAGTAACCGGTGTAGAAGCTGATGGAGATATAGGCTCGGTTAATGTAGTATTTGGTATAACCGTACATATAACAGGTGTAGAAGCCGAAGGCGAAGTTGGCGCCGTTACAACCAACGCAGAAGCAGACGTTTCCCTAATTGGAGTATCTGCTGTAGGATATATAGGAATAGTACACATATGGGGAGAAATTGATGACGACCAAGACCCCAACTGGCAGGTCATAAATGATAGTCAGACTCCAACATGGAGTGGAACAACAAACACACAAGACCCTAACTGGGACAGAATAGCCGCATGAGGTTTTACAAATGACAACGCAATACACTTCGATATTAAAACTCGCGCTCCCAGTACAGGGTGAACTTAGTGGTACTTGGGGAGATGTAGTAAACGATAATATTACTTCTATGGTAGAACAAGCAATCGCAGGCCGTGCGGTTATTAACTCGTGGTCTACTAACTCACATACACTAACCACAGCAAACGGAACTACCTCCGAATCTAGATGTGCGATGCTAGAGTTTACAGACACAGGGACTCAGTTGTCCGGTGCGGGTACAGTTGTATGCCCAGCCTTGTCTAAGATATACATAGCTAAGAACGCCGCAGGACAGAGCGTAACTTTAAAAACCGCTAGCGGTACCGGAATCCTTGTACCTAATGGACGTACTATGTTTTTGTTCTGTGACGGGACTAATGTCATTGAAGCGGTAACTAGCACTACTTCTTTACAGTTAGGTACTAGCACTACGGTTACAGCGGTACTTGACGAAGATAACATGGCGTCAAACAGCGCCACATCTCTAGCTACGCAGCAGTCTATTAAGGCGTACGTAGATGCTCAAGTAGGCTCTTTCGACACGCTTGCTGAAGTCCTTGCTCAGGGGAACACCACTGGCGGCACTGATCTGGACATATCCGTTGGCGACGACCTTACTACGTTAAGCGCAGGAACATCTAACTTTCGCGCAGGTGTCAACGCAGGTAACAGCATTGCAAGCGGTGGTAATTATAATGTTGTCGTGGGCGATGAAGCAGGTACTGCGGTTACTACAGCAGACTATACAACAGCTATTGGCTATGCCGCAGGTCTAGCAGTAACCACAGGCAGACTTAACACTCTTATAGGCGGTCTTACAGGAGACGCCTTAACTGTTGGAGAAAGAAATACCGCTGTGGGCGCAGTTGCCTTAGGTGCAGATACTCAAGGAAGCAGGTCGGTTGCAGTAGGTAATTCGGCTTTAGCGACACAAAACTTTACTTCAGCAACAGATGCTTATAATACTGCGGTAGGCTATGACGCAGGTAAGTCAGTAACCACAGGCGTTCAAAACACCTTCATCGGTGCTCTTGCAGGTGATAATCTTACTGATGCTGATTACAACACTGTTGTCGGTATGCAGGCGTTAAACAATGAT